GAACCAGAGAGCGGCCCTCATCGGGAGTCGTGAAGGATTTCAAACCTCCTTTGCGACAATCGACCTGTCAAGCGCGTCTGACTCTCTAGGCTTAAAACTCCTAGAGTGGTTGCTACCGAGAGATTTTCTTACTCTCTTACGCAAACTCAGATCTCCGCAAGGCCAATTGGCTGACGGTACGGCCGTTGTTTACAATATGGTTAGCACAATGGGGAACGGTTTTACGTTCCCCTTGGAAACCATGTTGTTTTCCGCGATTGTAGTCACTGCTATAAAATCGTTCGGATTGACACCCGAGCGTCCTGTTGCCACTGATCCAACTGGTTCTGAATCCAGCTGGGGTGTTTTTGGTGATGACATTATCTGTCATTCCAAGATCGTCCCGAGAGTTCTTAGACTCTTAGATCTATGCGGCTTTAAGGTTAACAGTGACAAGACCTTTGTTGAAGGTCCATTTCGAGAGAGTTGTGGGCATGACTATTACAATGGTCATGACGTTAGGCCTATCTACTTTCGTAGAGAACTTAACGACACAGCTTCTCTGAATATCGCTATCAACAGTCTGATCTCCTGGTCTTATAGAACTGGCATTTATATGCCAGAAACCGGGAGGCTCTTGTGTTCAGTCTTAAATGAAGTGGGGCGAGTTTATTTCGTTCCTCTTTGTGAAGGGATGGATACAGGAATACGCGTGCCGTCGCTTGTAATGGAGGTAATGGGACTTGTTCCTAAGAGAAACAAGAACCGTTCCTTCTTATACTCGCGATTGCTAGCTGCTCCAAAACAGCTGCGTATCGGGGATGGATTTATTTCTGTTCCTAAAGACTCGAAGAGACGGATTTATAACCCGTCTGGCCTTCTATTGGCCTTTCTTCGTGGCGACGTTCGGTCGGGGCGCATATCCATTAGGCAATCGGATACGCGTTTCCGAGTCAAGCGGTGCGTGACCCCTAATTGGGATTACGTACCTCCTGTCTCTGACCTGATTCGTCAGGCGGGGGATAGGATCAGAATCTGGCGGTTGGAGACCGCCAGTAGTGTCATACTCGAGTCAATCCTG